GAAGAAGCGAAAAACGGGAACTGGTTTGTATCGTCATGGAGACCCTGCATTGGATATGTTTGTGGGTTTGCTCTTTGCACACATTACATTATATTGCCTATTGCAACTTGGATAGCTGTAGTTAGCGGTACTGATTTACAACTTGAAAAGCTTGAGTTTGATTTTTCGCAACTTACTACAATTCTTTTATCCTTACTTGGAATGTCATCACTTAGAACCTTTGAAAAAACAAAAGGTGTTCATAGCAAATAATATGTTAGACAAAGTTAAACAACGTTTAGCTGATTGGGAAGGTTTAGTTTTAAAACCGTATGAATGCTCTCAAGGCTATGTAAGTATAGGGATCGGTAGAAATCTTGAAACCAACGGTATCAGCGAAGAAGAAGCACATATTTTATTAAATAATGATGTTAATAATGTTATTATAAAACTTGATACTCATTGGCCTGTATATAAAACATTTCCTGAGGAGGCTCAGATGGTCGTGATTGACTTAGTTTTTAATATGGGTATAAATACATGGCTCGCGTTTCGTAAGACTAGAGCGTATATGGAGTTAGGAGAATGGGAAAAAGCTGGTGATGAGCTGCTTGATTCCAGGTATGCGAAACAGGTTGGAAGGCGCGCTATATTTAATTCAGAGGAATTAAAAAAATGCCAACACAAAAAACCGCTGAAGAACATCAAGCAAACTCAAGATTAGGCGCTTTAGCAGAATCTTTAACGCAAACGTTTTTGTTAGAATATTGTGATTTCTGTTTTCCATGTCAAGAAAAACATCCCGCTGATTTAATTTGTGAATTAGGCTCTGCTAAATATACTGTTCAAGTAAAAGCACGAAACGTAACGCCGGAAGGTAAATATGTTTTTGCAACTGAAAATTCAAGAAATCAAAGTCAAATATATAAGCATTATCATTACGATATTATTGCTTTTGTGTTTATGCCTGATAAACGAATTCTCTTTAAGCCGAACACTAGTACACAGACATACTTTACCTTTGATAAAAAAATTATAACCCCCGCTTTAGAAATTGATTCATTTAAAGAAACTTTAGGTAGCTTATCATCTGTACCTATTATTCGACCGATCTTTTAGAGAGGCCGACAAAATATGGAGATATTAGATTTTTGGAGTAGTAATATTTATATATCGGCCTCTTAATTATTTTACTTTATTGGCACTTTATATAACATGAATAAATATATATAAAAAGGTATACAAACATATATAAACCCCGTATAATACTTATATGTTCAATAAAACTGAGGAGTTAAATAACATGGCAAACAAAGCAAAAAGAATAGAAGCAGGTCTTTATAAGTACAGGGGCTATTCTATAGAAAACATGAAAAATAGAGCTGCAATTGCTACTTACACATTTTGGAATATAGCAAAGATACCAGCAGGTGGTGATGTTTATGATGCATACGAAGCTCATGACTGCACAAATACTTTAGCAGAAGCAAAAGAGTTTATTGATAGTTTATATCATAAAGGATTGCATAATGACTAGATACACTTTACAAGTAAAACTACCTAGCTTAGGCTGGGTAGTAGCAATTAAAACATGCGATGTAGTTTATACATTTAGCAAGATGGGCCGATTAATTAAACAAGGTCACGAAGTAAAACTAACTAAGAAAAAAGTAAACTAATGGAATATGTAATTATGTTAGTTGTAGTATATATATCTTACTTAGTTATACTTATGGCGATTGAGTCAGATAAAAGGAGGAAAAAATAATGGAAGTAGTATTTAATATAGTAGGCGGTGGGCAAATTTGCCTACCAAAAAGAGAAGTTAGAGGTTATTACAAAGACTTTTTAACTGGTGACACCTTAGTGCAAGTTGGCGAATCTGAACATAAGGTCAGAGAGTCTTTAACCGAAATAGCATATTTAATGGGAGTAGTTACATGAAGCTTAACCTAAGCCAACGTAAATTTAATCAAAAAGAAATTGCATTTTTATTATGGTTTTTACGTGTTGTTGAAGATAATCCAATTGAAAATCCTGTTGAGACTACAGTATTTCATTATGACGATGCGGAGTATTCAGAAAAAGATTTTGTTAATTTTTATAAAAAAGTTAAAGCAATTTATAGGTCGTACCAATGATTCCGGTTACAGATATACAAAAAATAGTTAAATGGTCACAAGGCGTTAAAGAAATTGAAGTTAATAACTATGGAGTTAATAAATATGTTAAAACAACTTATAACGATAACAGTATGAAAATTTCAAATAAAATGCCTGGGCAACCAGAAGAAATTCATACATTGCCGAGTGATTTATCACTAGAAGAAATTGCAGATTTATATTACAGGAGCCAATAAATGGTTGGTAAGAAAACAAGATATGATCAAGCTAGTTGTTCAACATTACCTTATATTAAAGGCATAAGTCAATATCAAACTAGAAATCAATGGCTTGATACCGCTATAAAAGCTAGCGAAGGTATTATGCCTGAACAAACTCCACAACTCATGCTACAACGTATGGGTGATTTATTAGAACCAGTTTTATGCGAAGAGGCTAAGAATATTCTTGGTCTTGAAAGCGTAAAAGTAGACTACGAAGAGCCTGTACTACATTCAATACTCCCCCTTGCAGGCTCTTTGGACGCTACTGGAGTTGCCAAAGAATTAACATTTAAAAATGGAGATTTAGATCATGTGATTATACCTGAACAAGAAACTATTGTTTTAGATGGTCCTGGTGTAATAGAGTGCAAAGCTACACGTAATATACCTACTAACGAATTAGAAGAATGGCGAGGCGTATTGCAAGCTAAAGGTTTAATGGAATGTACCGGCTATAGCTGGGCAGCCGTTATTGTGCTTTGGCAATCTACTGATTTTAGAATTTATTTATATTCAAGAAAGCCTGAGTTTCAAAAAGAACTTGCGTCGTTAGTTTTAGATTTTGACTTTAGAGTTAAAAATAAACAATACTATCCACCTAGCACAACAGATGATGCTAACATAGTATACAAAAAAGTTAATAAAGATATAATTAGTTTAGAACATAAAGCTGATACACTTTGTGAAACAATTACTGAAAGTAAACGGCTAATAAAAGATTTGCAAGTTACTATACAAGATGCAGAACTTGCATTAAAAGAATTAATAAAAGATGCTGATGGCGGGCAAACAAATGCACATACAGTAATGTGGCCTATGATAAACTATAAAGCCCAACCTGAAAAAATTACACCAGCTAAAGAGGCTAGGTCGGTTAGGGCTAAAACTTTAAGGATTAAAAAACATGGATGAGAATCAAATGAAAGCGGTTTGGATTAAACCTGATACACATAAAAAGCTTAAAGAATATTGTGAAAAAAACGGACAAAAAATGATTTTTGTAGTTGAAAAGCTATTAAAAGAAAAGCTAAAAGATGAGTAAATGGCATGGAGGGAAAGGTAGCAAACGCAGGCCAGAAGATAAAAAGAAAATAGATAACAATTGGGACAAAATATTCAATGCCGGAAAAAATAAAAAAGTCAATAAAGATAAGAAATAAAAATACTGGTAAATATCAAGTAGAGCATTACTATTTAAAAAATGCATCTATTAAAGAACTTACAACATTAGTTAATAATGCTAAACCAAAAATAAAAATAAAAGCATGCAGAGAGTTATTGAGGAGAGGCAAAGTTGGTAAATAGTAGAAATAAAGGGGCTGCATTTGAAAGAACAATTGTTAATTTATTAAAAGATTTTTCTGCAGAGCATAAAGCTGATATACATATAACAAGGAACTTTGAACAAATGTATAAAAAAGGCGAATGTGATATTAATTTTTTAAATTATGCTATTGAATGCAAATGCTACTCTGAAGGTCATGGTTATAAATCAGGTTGGTGGGATCAAGTATGTATATCCGCAGGCGAAACAAGAATTCCAGTTTTAATATATAAATATAATCGCAGACCAATACAAGTAGCTTTACCATTTTGGGCAATATTAAAAGATGAGCCCAAAGATAACAATAAAATTTTTACATGCGGCTGGGATGATTTTATAGATATAATTAAAAGAAATAATATTTTTCTAGCTTATGTCAATAGAGACGAATAAAGAATTACGATTTTCAGAATTCTGTGTTTTAGAATATTTAGAATATTTAGAATCAGATAATGAAATTAAAATGAGTTTTGATGAGTATGTATCTGAGTTCAGATATACACTAATTGAAAAATGGCGCAATGAAGCGCAACCAATATTACATTAAGGAGTAAAATTATGGATATATTAGGTATTAATGGAAGTAGCGATAATGTTTATATAAAACATTGCAGCACTAGTAAATGTTGGAAAGTAGGCGATGAGGCATTAGATAATGTTGTGCATTTGCTTATTGATCCGGCAACGATACAAACAGGCTGGGGCATTTATGAAGGTGCTTACAGTTGGCAATGGGACGATAGACCTGGTGTAGGAAAACCACAACCAACACCCGATCATAAGCGAGCTTTTAGTGTTTGGATGTATACAAAAGAACACAAAGGCAAATTATGGAGAAGGTTTAGCTGGGGTGAAAGTCAAGGCTTTAATGCTCTATGTGCTACGTTTTGGAATGACATACCAGCTAACGAAGGTAAAGTTGTTCATGTTAAATATGCTGGCTGTAAGGTTGAAAAGTTTAAAGTAGGCCAAGCTGCAATTCCTGCATTTGAATTTGTTAAATGGGTCGATAGACCAGAAGACTTTGTAGCAACAAACGTTGATGCAGCTCCTAGTTTAGATACTAATAACAACGGATTTGACTTTGCAGCTCCTAGCTCGCAAACGGTAACGCCACAAGCAGGAGACCCTAGATTTGATCCTTCTGCACAAATGACTGAAGACGATCTACCGTTTTAATCATGGGGGACGTCGACTTTGTACAGTTGGCTCCTCAAGTTGGACTTCATTTATTAGGCAAGCCAACTAAGCAATCAAGTACAGAATACAGATGGGGCACTAACGGAAGCTGGTGCCTCAATCTTGAAACTGGATTGTTTTTTAGTTTTGAATTAG